CCCGCGAGGCGTACATCTACCTGGAAGAAGGCCACAGCCTCCGCGCACAGGCCAGCGCTGCCAGCGACCTGGAGCTGGTCATCAGCTACGAGGACATCAGCTGATGCTTGGCTTCAACGGCGGCTTGCTGGGCAAGAAGCGCAAGCAGGAAACCACGACGCCAGGGCTATGGTTCCCCAATGAACGCGCAATAATTGCGGGTTCGGATCCGTATTGGGACAATGTAGTTTTATACTTACCAATGACGGGTGTAGACGCTAGTACAACATTCACGGATTTAAGCACTACCAGTTGCACGACTGCGGCTGTTGGCAATGCTCAGGTAAGCACAACACGGTGGCCGTTTGCTGGCAGCGGTTCAAGCGGCTTGTTTGACGGCACAGGCGACTACATCAATGTTTCGTATAATGATGCATTAGACCTGCACGCTGGATCTTTTACGATTGAGTGCTGGATTTACCGCACGGCTGGCGGTGTAACCCAACAGATAATATCTAACTACGGAAGCGAAACAACCGGATACGGTCTCGGTCTAAATTCCTCAAATAAGCTGGTTGCCAATCTTTCTGGCGACGTAAATGACATAACTGGAACGACAACCGTTCCAGCCAATCAATGGTGCCATGTAGCATTAAGCGGGAAGCCGTTGTCATCCGTTAAGATGTTTTTAGACGGCACACAGGAAGGTAGCACGTTTACAGGAGCAACCTCGCTTAATTCAGGAGGCATCCGCACTGCAGTAGGCGCGTTCTGGTGGTACTCCGACAGTAATATTTACGATGGATTTAATGGCAACATTTCTCATCTAAGAATTACCACAAAACAGCGGTACGCATCTAACTTCACCCCGCCCACAGCACCATTCCCTAACGCATAACCATGCTCTACTCCCACCGCCAAGCTACCCCAGCGCCCCTGCCGCACCGCATTCGCTTTGCGGACGGCAGCACCCGTACCGACAGCACCACCTTCGCGCCTGACGAGCTGGAGCGTGCCGGTTACAGCGGCCCCTACCAGCGCCCTGAGTGCAACCCGAAGCTGGAAACGATCGACTGGGACAGCGAGGCGCTTGAGTACGTCGTGCGCCCCTACAGCTTCAACGAGCTGCAAACGCAGCACGCCAAGGTCCGCGATCAGCGCATCGAGCTGCTCAAGGCCAGCGACTGGACGCAGATTGCTGACTACGACCTCGGCGCCGATCGTGAAGCCTGGGCCGCCTACCGCCAGGCCCTGCGCGACCTGGCCGATGCTGCCAACCCGTTTGACATCACCTGGCCACAGCCACCCGCCACCACCTAGCCATGTCCCCCGTATTCGCTACCAACGGCGGCCTCTCCGGCGCCAAGCGCACAACCACCACCAGCAGCGCTCCAGGCATTTGGATGCTGGAGGAACAGGCAGTGGCCAGGCGGGAAAAGATTTGGCCCAGCAGAGTAAACGCTACAGGTGGCATTGTTACTACGTCAGGCGCTTATACAATCCACACATTTACAACATCCGGCACGTTTACCGTTACTGATGGGGGCACGGTTGAATACTTAATTGTTGCTGGTGGCGCTGGCGGCGGCGGCTACTATGGCGGCGGAGGCGGCGGTGCAGGTGGTTTTCTAGCAGGAAGCACATCTGTAAGTGACAATGCTTACACCATTACCGTTGGCAGTGGTGGCAATGGTGGGGCAAATAACTCAACAGATGCAAGAGGATCGGCGGGTGGCAATAGTTCAGCACTAGGTCTTACCGCTGTTGGCGGCGGTAGAGGCGGCGGCGGTGCTGCCGCAAATCCCAATGGCGGGACAGGTGGATCAGGTGGTGGTGGTGGCGGCTACTTTGGTGGAACTAATGCTCCTGGTGGAAGTGCTACATCGGGGCAGGGTTCATCGGGTGGAACTGCCTCTGGATCGGGAACTGCCTATGGAGGCGGTGGAGGCGGCGGTGCTGGTGCAGGCGGTGCAGGCGGCTCTGGAACTAGCGGCGGCGATGGTGGCGCCGGTACAGCATCATCAATCAGTGGCTCCAGCGTCACCTATGCGGCTGGCGGTGGCGGTGGATCGGCAGGAAATGGCAGCAGCACATCTGGCCGATCTTCTGGCGGCACAGGTGGTGGTGGTTATGGCGCTGGCTATGACGACGGCGGCAATGGAGGCAATGCCACCAATTACGGAAGCGGTGGTGGTGGCGCCGGAGTTGATCCCAATGGCGTCGGCGGCAACGGCAGCTCAGGCATCATCATCATTCGCTATCTGACCTAATGCTCTACTCCCACCGCCAACCCTCACCCACGGAGCCCTGACCATGCCACGTTTCGGATTCAACGGCGGCCTTATGCCACCGACCTAGACTGATTCCAACGCAAGCGCACTATGGCTTCCCTGATCTACAACTCATTCGTTGATGACATGGCCCGTGGTGCCATCGACCTCGACACCGATACCTTTAAGGTCTTGCTGGTCACATCGGCCTACAGTCCGAACAAAGACACCGATCTCAAGCGCTCTGCCGTCACCAACGAAGTCACCGGCACCGGCTACACCGCCGGTGGCGTAACCAGCGCCTGCACAGTCACCAAGTCCACCGCCAACGATCGCGTCACGCTCAGCTTTGCCGCGGTGAACTGGGCCACCAGCACCATCACCGCCAGGGCTGCTGTGATCTACAAGTCACGCGGCGGCGCCAGCAGCGCCGATGAGTTGGTCTGCTATGTGGATTTCGGTGGTGATGTCAGCAGCAGCTCTGCGACCTTCAGCCTGGGCAGCAGCACCATCACGCTGCAGAACTGATGGCCACCTTCCCGGCACTGGAGCCGGCCACACGCCGCTACAGCATGGGCACCTTCCCCGTCACCGAGGAACGCGGCTTCGGTGGTGGCAGCGTCCGCTTCCGGCATGGCACCACCGCCTACAGCCACAACCTCGAACTGAGCTTCGCTGCACTGACGCAAGCACAGGCCAAGCTGCTGCGCGATCACTACCGCGAGCAACAGGGCGGCTACATCGCATTCCCGCTCAGCTCTGAAGCGTGGACCGGCCACACCAGCTTTACCGACCTGGTGCCAACCTCTACGCACTGGCGCTACGCCGCACAGCCGCAGGAAGACCACCTATCCGCCGGCTATGTGAACGTCTCAATCAGCCTGATCAGCGTGCCAGCGGTGATCGCTACAGCAACCGCCGGCCTGGCCTCCACAGTCACATGCACCCTAGCTGGTGGTGCTGCATCGGGCAGCTAACCTGAGATAGCGATTCACGCCAGCTATGACACCTACTCCCGAGGACATCACCAGCATCGCCGTGGCATTGCTGGTGGGCTCTGAACTGCTGGCAATCGTGCCCGACGTTCGCGCTAACAGCTGGACCCAGCTGATCCTCGGCGCACTGCGTGGCATTGCCTCGCGTAAGCGGTGACTGAGCCAACGCACGGCGAGATCCTTCGCGCCATCGGTGTGCTGGAAGGCCAGCTGAAGCAGCTGCTTGATGCCGCCATCTCCGACAAGACTGAGCGGAGCGGATTAGGCGTCCGCGTTGGCCGACTTGAGACGCGCATGGCGCAGGTGGTGATCCTCGCCGTTGTTGCCGCCATGCTAAGTCCTGTCATCTGGTCTGAGATCAAAAGCGCATTCAGCTACCAGCAGTCAGTACCGCAGCACCTGCAACGGCCATGACGCAGCTCAGGCTGGTTGATCTGTTCCGTTACTTCAAGGGCCTGCCGCATCAGTTGGCGGCGATCAGCGAACTGGAAGCCGCAATCGGCCCGCGTCTTCTGAACCGCGATCAGCCATGGTTCAAGACATGGAGCACGGCCGGCGTGCAGACCGACCTTGCTGATGCGATTCAGATCATCAAGGAGTTTGAAGGCTGCCACCTCAGCGCCTACCCTGATCCGCTCAGTGGCGGCGATCCGTGGACGATCGGATACGGCACCACTCGATTCCCGGATGGCAGCGTTGTGCGGCGCGGCGACAAGATCAACGTCATCGAAGCTGACATGCTGCTCCGCCTTGAGGTGGACCGCATCGCAGACCGCCTGCGTGCGATTCCGCACTGGGCAAGCATGGCCGATCCGCAGCGCTGCGCATTGATCGGCTTTGCCTACAACCTCGGCGCTGGGTTCTACGGCAGCACTGGGTTTGAAACCATCAGCGCAGCATTGCGCGATAAGGATTGGGCTGCCGTGCCAGCAGCCATGCTGCTCTACCGCAACCCTGGCAGTGCCGTTGAGGCTGGCCTGCTGCGCCGACGTAAGGCTGAGGGCGCACTCTGGCAGAAGGGAGCACCGCAGCCGCAGCAGCAGGGCATCCTGCTGCGTGTGCCTTACGAGGCGCAGAACGACAACCGCTCAGGCACCGGCTACCGCGAATGCTTCAGCAGCAGCGCTGCCATGGTGGCCCGCTTCTACGGCAAGGTCACCAGCGACGATGCCTACAACAAGATCCGCGCCAAGTACGGCGACACCACCGACGCGCAAGCGCAAATCAAGGCGCTGCAATCCCTGGCGCTAACAGCACGACTACGCACCAACTGCAACCCTGCCGTGATCGAGACCGAGCTCGAAGCCGGGCGCCCCGTGATGGTGGGCTGGCTTCATAAAGGACCTGTCGGCGCACCCACCGGTGGCGGCCACTGGTCCGTGGTCATCGGCGCCACCAGCGGCGCCTTCATCCACAACGATCCGAACGGCGAGGCCGACCTGGTAAATGGCGGCTACGTCAACCACAGCAAAGGTGCAGGCATTGCTTACAGCCGCAAGAACTGGCTGCGCCGCTGGGAGGTGGATGGCCCCGGTACCGGCTGGGCGATGCTTGTAGGCCACGCCCCTTAGGCTAAGTACACACGGAGCCCCGTCTTGTGGACATCACCTCTATTCGCAAGACGCCAGAGCTTCTAGAGCTGCGCATCCCTTATACAACCTTTACCGAAACCGCTAAGTTTTTGCTGCTAAGTGACATCCACTTAGACAACCCTAAGTGTGACCGTAAGTTGCTGAGCAAGCACCTCGATGAATGCCGCGCTCAGAACGGCCACGTCCTTATGTTCGGAGATGTGCTTTGCCTCATGCAGGGCAAAAAGGACCGCCGAGCCAGCAAAGGTGACATCCGCTCAGAACACCTAGGCGGTAATTACTTTGACCTCGTATTTAGTGAGGCGGCCGAGTTCTTCAAGCCATGGCAAGACATCATTCTCATGGCAGGCGATGGCAACCATGAAACAGCCGTAAGCAACAATCAGGAAATCGACCCATTAGAGAATGTTGTGCGGCTGATGCGCAACAACGGCAGCAACATCGAGCACATGGGCTATCAGGGCTGGCTTAGGTTCAGCTTTACGCAGGATGGCAACAGCAAGACCAGGCGCTGCATGTTGTTCTTCCATCACGGCGCATGGGGCGGCATCATCACCAAAGGCACCATGGGCGGTGGACGCTATGCCTCGATCGCTCCAGACGCCGACATCCTTGTGAACGGGCACAACCACGAGCGCAGCATCGTCGCCCACTCCTGCTACCGCGTCGATCAGAACGGTCGCGCATGGGTGGAGCAGCGCTGGCACGTCCAGTGCGGCACCTACAAGCAGGAGTTCGGTGGCACCGGCGGCTGGGCCGTGGAGCGCATCGTCATGCCGAAATCACTCGGTGGCATCTGGCTCACACTGCGTCCCCGCAATCGCGGAGGCGTTGAAATCACCTGCACTCCAACTGTATGAGGCAGTACGTTCTTGAGATCGAGTACACCATCGTCGTCGAAAGCGAAGACGACGATCCCGAAACCGTTAGTGATGATTTTGTCTCTCGTCTCACAGAATTAGCTCCATCAAACGACCATATCTTAGGTCTCTCGGTCAACACCCTACCCATCCCGGAGCTGCGTGGATCATCAGATTGATGGCACATCTCTCGTCCCCAAGCGCTCCGCAAAGCAACGGTTTAGGCAGCAAATCTTTGAAGCATGGCAGCACTGTTGCGCCTATTGCGACGCTGCAGCCGACACCTTGGATCACGTTAAGCCCAGACACAAAGGCGGCAACACCGTCGTCAGCAACCTTGTACCAGCCTGCCGCGAATGCAACCGCAGCAAAGGTAGTGAACACTGGCGGCAATGGTTCAAGCTGCAGTCATCATGGACGGATGAGCGGCAATCTAAGATTGAAGCATGGACTGAAGATATGACACCATGACATGGGGTGACTGGATGATGGTCAAATGGACTATTGAGGAAGAACTGCGCATTGAATCGCAATCACGTAGCGCATTGATTCATCCAAGCGAGAAGGATGTGCGATCATTGTGTGCTTCACTAATCAAGCAGAATGCTTACTACACGCGACTCATTCAGCAAGCGACTGGTCACATCGCGCATCTTGAAACATCAGCGTTTCTCGGTGAGCATCAAACGAAGCCGCCGCATCGACCGATCATGGATCTGGCCAACCGCGCTGCGCGTTATGCCAAGCTCCTCAGCAATCTTGCCTTGCGTCTTTTTAGGCGCTCCTAATCCGTGGTAGCTGGCGACAATATCGCGATCCCGGTCAGCAAGGAATGACAGCGCTAGCTCTAGTTGCTCGGCATATTCCACGGACAGCGAATCGTCGTAAGGCTGATGCTCGTCAACGATCATGTCAATCAATGGCGAGCCATCATCCCTGACCAGTTGATCTAGGCTGCTGTGCGGTACGTTTCGCATAATGTGCGATTGCAGCTCGTGCTGACTCATCTCCATTCGCTCAGCGCATTCTGCTGTTGACATCGGCCTGCCATGTTGCTGCAGATGCTCACGTTGCATCTTGGCAATCTTGTACGTGGCATCTAGCACATGCTGCGGCACGCGGATCAGGCGCTCCTTTGTATCAATCGCACGCGTAATCGCCTGGCGGATCCACCAGTAGCCGTAGGTGGAGAACTTGTAGCCCTTGGTGCCATCGAATAATTCAACGGCGCGATTCAAACCGATGGCACCTTCCTGGATGAGGTCCATCAGTTCCAGGCCATTGGACTTGAGCCTGGTCACGTAGTTCTTGGCGATGTGAACTACCAGCCGCAGGTTGCAGTTCATCATGGTTTCACGCGCTCGCTGGCCGCGTTTGATCTCGCGCAGCTCAGCTTTGGTGCGCTCGCCTTCCATGGCTTGCAGTTCAATCATCCGCCGCACTTGGCGAGATAGTTGGATCTCCTGCTCACCAGTCAGCAGCGGAAATCGACCGATCTCGGTTAGGTAATCCTTAATGCTGTCAGTGCTCATGGTTCAGGTTGTTGAGAGGCATCTTGATCGCCAAGGCTGGCAAGCCATGATTCAAGTGATTCTCTCATGGGCAAGCCTTTCGGCAGCTTGAGAAATCGACGAAGGTCAGCAATGTCGCGCACAAATATGCTGGCACCACCTGAATAGGCGATGAAATACCGGCCGTTGTGGTCACGGCTGGTTTCAATGAACTGGTGAAGGCTGAGCCGCAAGGCATCGCGTTTCATCGGTGTTGTCCCATTCGGGCATCAGCGTGGCGCTCAGGAACTGAGCATCAGGGCACAGCTCCTTGCTACTGGTGATGGCGTGCGCGAGGTCGCGGGCCATCAGGTGGAGCGGTGTGGCGTGGCTGAATGCCACGCGGTACAGCTGGAGCGGCTTCATGGCACCGGCTCGATGGCGGGGCGGCCCCAGCGGGCGAGCACGGCTCGGGCGAAGCCGACAGGATCGGCGCACCCAAACTCTGGAGAGGTGCCGATCCAGTAGTCGTACAGCTCCTGATTACTCGGCCCCTGCGGCTCGGGGCGGCGGGCGGCGCGGAGTTGTTTGAGGAGCACTGTCTTGTCAACAAGCCTGTGGTCACCAGTCGCTGCTGGATCGGAGTGAGCCAGATTGATCAGGGAGCAACACGCCTCCAGCTCCTGGTCGGCGCCCCATTGGGCAGCGCGGATGGCGATATGTTCGTCGCTCAATGCAACTCGAACTGGTGTTCCTTCGTGCCAGATTTCGGCCACCCACTGCTTGAGAAGCTCCGGCGGTGGGGTGATGTTGTTGCTCATTCGCCCAGCTCCTGCTCACTCGGCCCCTGCGGCTCGGGCTGGGCCAGGGCGGCAACAACAGCCTTCAGCTCCCGCAGTTCGCGGTAGATGAAGTAATCCTCGGGGTCGTCGTAATTCAGATCCAGCGCCTGATCCACAGCCGTTTCAGCGAGGAACAGCAGGCGTTCGATCAGTTCGCGGTCAGTCATTGCCAGACTCCCGCTCATTAGCAAAATCCAAGTCGTAATCCTTGCTTAGCTTCACCATGTCCTCGGTTGTGCGGTATTCATTGAAGGCAAGTTGACAGGCGCCCCGCATGATCAGCTTTTCGGTCATGCCGGCAGCTCCAAGGACGCTTTCAAAGACCTTGAACCAAGCATGAACTGAGCAGTCGTCCATGTCGACCTCCCAGGTGGTGGTCATCTCGCCGGGTTCGTCAATGGATCCTTGGCTGTAGCGCTCGTCGGTGAGCTTGATTTCGAGTTTCACTGTGCCTCCAGCTCGGCGGCTATGGCGAGATCAGTCATTGCAACAGCACTTCAGCGTGAAACAGAGCGTCAGAGCCATCAGCGCCAGCCAGGGATGATTGCCGATCGCCAGACAGGCCGTGGCGATCATCAGCAGCCAGATCAGGTAACCCATCAGAACACGTCTTCTTCGACCTTGACGCGCGGCAGGAACTCAAACCGCTGCACGCTCAGCACATGCTTGCGGCGCTTGGTGCCGCTGTCCTTGTCCTGCCATTCCTGCATCCGCAGGTTGCCAGATACAAAGATCGAATCACCTTTCTTCAGCTTGTCCACGATGATCTCGGCGGTCTTGCCCCATGCTTCAACATCAATCGCATTGTTGATGTATTCGCCGTTCTTGTCCTTGCCTTCCTGAATGCCACCGCCGAAGTTGCAGACCATAGTGCCGCTTTCAAATGCTTTCAGCTGTGGCTCGCTAATGATGCGAACAATACCGGATGCGTAGAGACTCATGGGTTGATTGGTGTAATGGAGTTAGATTCTTCAAAAGCCAGCACATCAGCCAGCGGATACTGCACCCGCGGCGTGCCGGCTGGCGTAGCGAGGCGCGGCAAGGTCACATAGCGTGGCCCTGAACCGCGCGCGCGCTGGCCTTTGATCGTGCTCGGCTTGACGCCCCATCGGGCGGCTAGCTGCTCAGTGGTCAGGTACGGCTCAGTCATCATCAAATGCGCCTAAGTCAGCTGGTACGGTCAACTCAGCCTCGCGGCTAAGCGCCAGCTGCATCAGTTGCTCATTCTGCTCATCGCTCAGGTCACCCTTGCGGGCCTCCATGCGTGTGGTCACCTTGGCTAGGTCGTCGATGGTCTTGGCCTTGGCAATGGCAGCCTTGCCAGCTGCAAACAACTTGGCATCACCGGCAGGCAATGCAGGCGCCGCAGTAACCGTGACGGGCTGCACCTCGACCTGCTCCATCTCATCGGTGCTGTAGACGCCGCTCAGGTTGGCGGGAAATGCCTTGCGCAGTGCCAGCGCTTCAGAGCACTTGGCAATCATCGCGGCTGGCATCTTGCTCCACAGGCCCTGGCCGGCGTTGTAATCCGCGAAGCGTGCCACGCCGATGAATGGATGAGATGAACCCTTGCGCCAGATCGTGGTCTTCGCTGCAGCCGGTGGCTTGGCGCTGAGCCATACATCAGCCCACTGGCCATCATCACCGCACCATTCGGTGTGGCTGCCGTCCAGCTCGCCGGTGCGCTCAGCAATGGCGCGCAGCCCGTCGATGCCGGCCTGAATGGTCATCTTGCCGCCACGCTTAATGGCATAGATCTGCTTTGAGAACGGGTCCAGGCCAGTGCGCTGGCAGGCGTAGGCGAACAACCGCAGCTCGTCGCTGCTGCACCCGGGCGCGATGGTGGTAGCGATCAGCTGCGTCTGCTCTGGTGTCCAGAGCGCAAGGGAGCTAGAAGTCATCGGATGTGATGGTGTCAGAGGTCTGCAGTGCCCACCGCGGCAGGCTGATGGTCTGCGTGCTGTAGCCGGGCCATTCGCTGATCGCGCGGCAGTCGGCGATGGTGTCTAGGTTCTGCCGCCGCAGCACGATGGCATGATCCATGGCGTCGTTGTCGAGCTCGTAGACGCCAACCGCAAACGGGTAGGTCTTCTCGACTGCGATGAACACAAACCGCCGCGCGAAGGTGCCGGCCTGGTAGTGATCGGCCTGTACGTGGTACCGCCAGTGCGCCACCGACCTGGCAAAGCCAGCAGGGCTGGCATCGGTGGTGGTCTTGAGATCCACCAGCGTGTCATTCGTCATCCAATCCGGGCGGCACTTGCAGCGCAGGCCGCTGATCGCGTCATCCCACCAGAAGGACTGCTCAGCCTTGCCGGTCTTGAGCAGGGCGGCAGCATCAGGATGGCTGCGCACGCTGGCGCTCATGGCCATGGCCTGCTCCATGTCGGCGGCTGATACCGGCTCGATACCGGCGGCTTCCATCTCAGCAGCGGCGGCCTTGCCTTCCTTGGTGCGGCGATCGGGCGCAATGCCGTAGCGCGCGCTCAGCTCGTCAGGCTCAAGCACCGCGCAATGCACAAGGGTGCCAAGGCGCATGGCCGCAGTGGGCGGCACCACCGGGCGGTTCGGATCAATGAACCGCTTCCAGTAGTGATAGGGGCTGGCGGCAACCGCGTGCAGGTGGCTGGCGCTGATCGCCGGGTCGGCATGGTATTCGGCGTTGCTGGTCATGCGTTACCTCGCGCTTGGCGGTGGAGGAACGTCTGCGGGCCGTAGCACTGCTGCAGCTCCGGGAATGCCAGCAGCAGGCGCTGGCGGTTGCTGGGGTCAGCATGGAGCCCAGCATCAGCAAGGCGCCGCATGAAGCCACCGCCGTATGCGATGGCAGCCTGCAACGTCCAGTAGGAATCAGATGAGGTCATTTGCGGATGTAGGACTGCGTGCCGGAATGAGTGGCGGGTGGAATGTCGGCGGCCTGAATGCCAATGAATGCAAAGGCGGCCGCGGCGATCAGGAAGCAGATTGCGTTGCTCATGCCAGCACCTTGCGGACGGCGTAACGGCTGCAGCACAGCCGATCAGCGATGCACCGCTGGCTCATGCCTTGCTTGTACCAGCGGCGGATGCGCTGCTCGCGGCTCTCGGTGAGCCAGAGGATGACGGCTACCACCAGCAGCAGGGGCAGCAGCAGCCAGAGAATCAGATCCATGGTTGGGGTCGCAATGAAGGCGGGACTCTCGCCCCGTGCAACCATCATACACCGTGCGCATCCCCTGTCAACCGTGCCGCATCCTCGACGCTGCGCGCGACGCCAGCAATGCCGCCTGCTGCCTGCACGGCCTCCAGCCATTGCCGCTGTTCCGGCCGCAGTCGTCCAGTGGCGCTCTTCACCTCGATGCTGGTGAACACCGCCACCTGCTGACCCACCATGTCTGGTGTGATCGTGACCGTGCGCCAGCCGATCAGGTCAGCGCTGCCAACCGCCAGGCCGAACTGCACCGGGCGGCCATGCTGATCCCGCAGCGTGCCGGTGTTATTGCGAAACAGCCTGGTGCTACCGGTGCTGCAGGTCAGGCGGATATGTTGCTGGATTTGCTGCTCGGTCACGTCATGCAGTAGCCGGACTCGCAACCATCTTGCTCGTCCAGCCAAGATGGAAACAACCCAAGCTGATCTGGGATTGCAACGGATAGCGGCTTGCATCGTCCACTTATGAAAACTTGATCTTTGCCAATGGCTGTGCGCTTGGCGTTCAGCATTTCTTCAAGCTGAATCACCCGCTCAAATAGATCTGGCCGTTCTTGCCTCATCGTGATCCATTGGTCAGTGGTTTTGTATGGGCAGAACCAGCACGATGACTTCGGCGGCTGCGGCAATCCAGCTTCCGCCACCAAGCGCAAACAATCTTGACGGCTCAGACCCAACTCCATCAACGGGTAAGCGCTGGTGTAACCATCAGATTCGCGGCTTGGCGTGGCGCGGTGTGGTTCGTCGGTGCTGATGCCCTTCCCAAGGATGCAGCCCGGTGCGTTGCGTTTGATCCATCGCGTAATGGGTTTGATCTTGAACTCCACTGTGCAGTTGCGGTTACCTGGCGCTCCATTGGCCATCCGCACCGGAATGTCTATGGATCGGATGGGGCGATGCAGATGCTCGTAAAGGTCTACTGGCGTGCCGTCTCGCCGCTTGCGTTGCAAGTCAACCCATTCGATGCCGTGTTTGGCAGCGTATGGCTTAAGCACTTTTGGAATGTATTCAATAGTGTCAGGCGATTCGGCCTGATCGCCAACATTGGCAAACACAAAGGTGCGATAGAGAATGCGGCCTTGAGCAGCTAGCACCAGGCAAGCAGTGGATTGAACGCCGCCGCCGCAAGAAAAGATGTGTGTCGTCATCCGCCATGCCTCTTAAGCAACCTAGCCTGGTACACCCGCTCAGCCCAGCCGCGTTTGTAGCCGCGCTGCTGCGCTAGTTGGCGGAGGTCGTCGAGGGACTGCGCGGTGCCTTGCTGGCGTTTGCGTTGGCGGGCGGCCATCTCGACCAGCTCGCCATCCACCTGCTCCAGCTCGCGCACCTCAGCGGCGAATGTATGCCCGCACTCGCCGCACACCCGCGCCTGGCTGGCCATTGCGGCGTAGCACTTGGGGCATACCTTCACCGATGGCGCCTTCTCGCGGTCTTGCTTCTTGAGCCCCTCTAGCGTCCACTCGCGTGGCTCCAAGTGGTGGCCCAGCCGCAGGCAGTTGCCTACATGGTCGAGCACCACAGCCACCTTGCTGCCGGATGGCCGCAGGCACCGGCCGATCATCTGCAGGTGGAGGCCCACGCTGGCCGTAGGCCGCAGCAGGATGCAGCCGCCGACGCTTGGCACATCCACGCCTTCACCAATCAATGCGCAGGAAGTCAGTACCTTGATCTTGTTAGCGCCCAGCTGTTTCAGCAGGTGGCGCCTGGTGACGGCATCCATGGTGCCGTCGATGCTGGCGGCAGCAATGCCGCTGGCATTAAACAATGCCGCCACTGCCTCGGCGTGCGCCACGCTGCAGCAGAATGCGATGGCGGTCTGGCCGCTCAGGTGCTGCCGGTAGTGGCTCACGCAGTCGCCATGGATTGCGCGCACCTGCTGCTCCGCATCGCGTTGATCGAAGTCACCCATCCGTTTGCGCATCCCGGCAGCGCTGAAGCCCGGCGGTGCCAGCACCCGCGCAGCCGCCAGGTAGCCGTTGTCGGTCAGCCACTGCGCACTCGGTCCTTCAACCATGGCCTGGTAATGCTCGCCAAGGCCGCGGCTATCGCCACGAATCGGCGTTGCCGTCACCCCTAGCAGCTTGGCGGTGCTGAAGTGCTCCAGCGTCCGCGCCCACGTGCCAGCCGTGGTGTGATGGGCCTCATCCACCACGATCAACTGGAACATATCCCGCGGCAGCCGGTGCAGCCGCCGCGCCACGGTTTGCACGCTGGCCACCTGCACCGCATGGCTCAAGTCCATGGCGCGATTGGCGGCGATGATGCCATGGTGCATCGGCAGGCTGCGGCTGGCCTGATCCAGCAGCTCCGCGCGATGCACAAGGATCAGCACTCGATTGCCCTTGCGGCTGGCGGCATCGGCGATGTAGGCAAAGCACACGGTCTTGCCGCCGCCAGTGGGCAGCACCGCCAGCACGCTGCGCTTGCCCAGCTGATACTGCAAGCGGATGTCAGTCACCAGCTGCTGCTGGTAAGGGCGGAGGGTCATAGCGGCAACTCCAACTGTGTGCCATCCGCGGGGGCACCATGCAGAGCTATCTGAGCCATGGTTACGGCGCGGCGCTGGCGGTCGTATGCAGGGCGCGCATAACCCAGTTGGTATAGGTGCAGGTCGTTCTGCAATAACGCCATTGCAACGGCCCGCCATGATGGCGCACGGCCTGACGCTGCAACCTTTGCAGGCACCTCATCGGGAATCTCGTGCGAATAACAGCGGGTTTTCCACGTCCGCACGTATTCCGAGACTCTGGCGGTAGCGCATTTCCCAGGCGCGAATGGCTCGATCCGCTTGTCGGTTCGCCAATGTCCGTTGCTCATCGGTCAAAAGTCCCCATGCTTGTCTGGTGATGTCTTCAGGGCATCGAAGGGCCAGTGAGCAAGCTGCGTGTCCGATCCATGCCTTGCGGTTGAGGTTGTAGTCAGTCAGTGCATTGATGCAGCTGTTGGGCCATTCCACGGTGACCCGTTGCATGTAGCGCCCGTAAAGTCGGTGATTGCCGGTAAAGATCTCGGCCCTTTGCAGGAAGAGGCGGCGATTAGCTACCTCGCCCCACATGTTGAAACCGATCTCTTCCCAAGTGTCAATCGGCAGCCAAATCCTCTTCAGCTTCACGCTCAAGATCCTCCGTCACGTTGTCAATCTGTTCAACATCCCACGCCCTGCTGAAGTCTTTGCTTAGGAACAAGGACGCCAACCCTGTCACTTGCTTAAGGCGCAGCAGTTCATCTGGGCTCATGCCAATGTGCTTACAGATCCATGCATCGCCTTTGCCCATCTCAATTAGCTCGGCAACGATCACGCTCATCAGCTCAATATTGTGCGAGCCGCGGGCACGGTTGTGGCGGATCGTTGAAGCCATGCGGTCGTGCAACTCTTTGCGCAGCACTACCACTGGCAAGCGGCCGCCTTCGCGTTCACGGATGCGCTGACTGTTCTTCAACGTGAGATAACGGTGAAAACCGTCAACGACCACGTATAAGTCACGCTCGGCATCATGCACGACAACGACAGGCTGCGTGTAGCCATCTTCCCAGATTGACGTTTCCAGTAGCGCCATTTCAGGCGGCGCCACAGAGTTCGGGTTGTAATCGTTGGCGGTAACTTTCTCGATAGGAATACTGCGTACGGAGTAAACCGGGGATCGCCAAGGGTATGAATCGTTTTCATCGTGAAGTTCGTTTCCTTTAAGGGGCGGATTGAAAACGCAAATCAAGACGGTGGGCTCAAGTGCTTCAAAAGTGTGAGCATCATGCTTGTCGAGCACGTAGGTTATATCTGATGCAACAGCGTAGTACTCTTTCGTGGCTTCATTGATCAACAAGCCTTTGCCGCTGACGCAATAGCAGGTTTCAAGGTGGTGCTGATAGTGCCAACGATGCGGCTTGCCTGGATGCACGATTGTCTTGGTCATGCTGTATCCCATGCCATCCGTTTCAACAACAAGGCGATGGCTAGTGAATCCGCCGCGAGGGCATTGCACAACACGGTCGGCAGGCAGTTGAGCGGCGTTAAGGATTTTCATTTGGCAAAACGGTTAAGGACTTGGCTGTACTTGCGCTGAATTGACCTTTGCCGACGTTGTTGTTCTTGTGTTGGGGCCAGGCCAAGGTATTTGCAGGTGTGGTCGTTTTTAAGAACGGTAATAGCAAAGCGCTTCCACGACGTGACCATGCTGTTATGGCATGGCAGATCATCAAGATGATCAGGTGGCACTTTGATCACAACGCGCCGTAGGTTATTGCCACCGTGGCGCGTTGTGCCATTGATATAAAAGCGAGTGCCGATATGTTGCAGGGCATCAATGATGTAATCAGGAAGGCCGCGCCCCACTCGCCCCCAGTAACGGATTGACTGAATGAAGCGCTGCTTAAAATTTGCACTGGACTGATCAGGCAAAGTGGCCAACAGAAATTTCACAAAGGATTTCCAAGTGTGACCGGCTGGCAGCTTGAAGGATTTGTAATCAAGCTGTTTGCCATAGGTGGCCATGAAGTTAGCTCCGCCAACGCGCGCGCAAAGCCGGGCCCATACCTGAGGGTCAATTACTCGGTACATTGCTAGGCTTGACTTTGACTCTGACATAAATGGCGAAGCAACTCGCATCTTTTTGATGGGAATGCCAGCCATGTAGAACACGTCGTAGAGATTGTTGTAATCCCAGCCAAATTTGGCGTTTGCGGTCCAAATATCCTCGGTGCGCCAGTCGTAGATCGGATAGCAGTTGTAGGTGTGCGCCGTGTTTTTCTTGGTCCACATTCGGCCAAGCATCGTCTCTTTGTCTTGATTCAGAATGGCGCGAAAACGATTAAGCGATTCAACGGTGCGGATTCCGATCAGGTTGGCGCATGACTGGCCTTGGCTGTACCACTCCGCGAACATGTCCCAAAAGGTGGCGTAGTCCATGTTTTCAATGAACAAGTCACCAAATGGATGATTCTGAAAGTTAACAATGTAATCATCCTTTGGCATAGGGCGAATCCAACGATGTTGATCCTGTTCGCCCCAACACTGCCAATCAATTTCGTAAGAGGATACGGTGCAAGGAAGAGTGATGGGCAGGCAGCACCAGTAGATTTCAAGAATGTCCCGATTGGCTTGAAGAATGCGATGCATGAACTCTTCGCTATGCGTGTAGTTCGCTTCGTTATCCATGATTTGAACGCCAATTTTGCGCTCAATACCACGGGCGCGAACATAGTCAATAACAAGATTTAAGAGGGCACCCGAGTCTTTGCCGCCTGAAAAAGAAACGTAAATACGCTCAAAATTGGCAAAGATAAAATCCAAGCGCTCAATGGAAGCGTCATAGACGCTGGTGTCTAAATAGGTTCTCATTTGTTGGTCGGGAAGAAATAAGTAGTTACATCTTCAACAGATAAAAGCTCACAGCCCGGATACGATTTTGCGAAGCCAACGCGCAATTCGTCTTCTGTTTTAAACTGTGCGGTGTTGATTGTGCAAACGCCCCACGGGCGTTGGTACGTGATTTTGTAAATGCGGTGAGGCGGCTGAGCTGACATGGCATGCTGCGGATCAAAGCCAGCAGGTGGGCAGGCGGTGGACTTGGATTTGAGGAAGTCTTTGTAGGTCATTCTTTTGGATCTGCTTTGTCGTAACGATCAAGAACCATCCTTGCAGCTTCAATTAAAACAAACGAATCCTCGATTCCAATGCTTTTAAGACCAATTTGCATCGTTTCAAATGTGTCCATAACATCGACAATCGGCGCGCGTCATCTATTGGGCAGATGCTTAAGGCGATGATCAAATCCAGTTGTTACGTCCATGTTTGCGTGCCTGATGGCTTGCTGACCGTAGCAGCGGCGGCTACAGTCCGCAAGTCCCCACCGCGAACTGATGCGTCTTGCCCATCCCACGCCAGTGCGCCTGACGCCTGAACTGTTGCGGCGGCTGGATGCCTGGCGTGGTGATGCCATGTCGCGTGCAGCGGCGATCCGCGTGCTACTGGAGCGGGCGCTTAAGCAATGACCATCCAAGACCTCACCCGCGGCAGGTGGCCGGACCTGCTGGCGACGCTTGGCGGGCTGTCCGCGGATCAGCTGACCGACAAGCATCAGCCCTGTCCGTGCTGCGGCGGCAGTGATCGCTACCGCTTCGACGACAAGGACGGCACCGGCTCCTGGTTCTGCAACCAGTGCGGCGGGAAGGATGGCGCCGGCGGGGGCGGCAATGGCATGGACCTGCTCACGCGCATTACCGGCTGGCCGTATGCCGAAGCGTGCCAGCGCATTGAGCAGCACCTATCGGTGGTGCCGGATCCACCGACTGCCGGTGCTGAGCAGGTCTGGCATTACAGCGGCACCTTCATCGTCTGCCGCTTCCCCGGCAAGAAGATCAGACCACTCTGGTACGACGGCACCGGCTGGCGATGGAAGGCACCGCCAGCGCCGCGGCCGCTGTACTGGGCGCGGCGGGCCGCTGATGCGCCGGTGCTCATCGTTGAAGGTGAGAAGACCGCCGATGCTGCTGCGCGCCTGTTCCCATCGGCTGCGGTCGCCACATGGCCGTCAGGCTGCAAAGCGATCGACAAGGCCGACTGGACAGCCCTAGCCGGGCGGCGCTGCACCCTATGGCCTGATGCTGATGATGTCGGCCGCCAGGCGATGGTCAAGTTGGCCGGGCGCCTGCTGTCGATCGGTGCCGCACAGGTGCGGATCGTCACCACACCAGATGGCGTTGCCGATGGCTGGGATCTTGCTGATGCCACATGGACGCCAGCCGAAGCTGCTGCCTACCTCAAGGCCAACCGCTCACCGCCAATCGAGGCGCCAACCGCTGCGCCGGAGCAATCGGAGCCCGTGCCGCAACCAGATCCCGAGCCACTGCCAGCCGCTGGTGAGCACTTCGCCTGCCTTGGCTTTGATGGCGACGGCTACTACTACCAGCCGATCAGCACCGGGCAGGTCTGCCGCCTATCGCGCAGCAGTCACACCGGCACCAACCTCTGCGCGCTGGCGCCATTGTCGTACTGGGAGACGCTGTATCCCAGCAAGGCGGGCGTCAACTGGACTGCAGCCGCCAGCAGCATGTTCACCCAACAGGCTGCGGCTGGTGTCTACTCGCCCGATCGCATCCGCGGCCGCGGTGCATGGTGGGATAGCGGCCGATCAGTGCTGCACCTCGGTGACCAGCTGATCGTCAATGGCAGCAGCCGCACCGTATGCGATGGCATCACCGGCAGCAGTTACGTCTACCAGCGTCTCAGCCGCTTGCAGGGCCCATCCGGCGTGCAGCCGCTTGATGACGATGCAGCCTTCCAGGTGCTGGACCTTGCCGAGCGATTTCTCTGGGAGGTGCCAGCCTCCGGGATGCTGCTAGCTGGCTGGGTCACTCTGGCGCCCATCTGCGGCGCGCTCGACTGGCGGCCACATGCCTGGCTGACCGCAGGCTCCGGCTCCGGCAAATCCGAAGTGCTCGGCCGCTATGTCACCCCACTGCTCGGTGACATGGGTCTCATCGTCGCCGGCAACACCACCGAGCCCGGCATCCGTCAGGCATTGCGCGCGGATGCGCTGCCGGTGGTCTTCGATGAAGCCGAAAGCAATGAGCGCAACGATCAGCAGCGGATGCAGGCAGTGCTTGGCCTTGCGCGTGTCGCCAGCAGCGAAAGCCGCGCGCATACCTTGAAGGGCTCGCCAGAAGGTGATACGCAGCGGTACACGATCCGCTCCATGTTCCTGATGAGCAGCATCGCCACTGCTCTGAAGCAGGGCGCCGACAAGTCCCGCTTTGCCCAGCTCACGCTCCGCAACCCAGCCGAGCTGCCCAAGGATCAACGCACCGCGCACTGGGAGGCATTGGACCGCGACCTAGATCGCTTCATCTCGGAGCAGGTCGGCCAACGCTTGATCGCGCGCACCATCGCGCTTATTCCCACCATCCGCCAGTCCGTCAAGGTATTCGTCAAGGCCGCGGCAGAAGCATTCGACTCACAGCGCCTTGGCGATCAGTACGGCACCCTGCTGGCCGGTGCATGGGCGCTGCAGTCGCGTGAGGTGGTCACCCGCGAGCAGGCATGGGCATTGATCGAACAGAACGACTGGACTGCCTACAGCCAGGCTGTGGAGGTGCCAGACGAGCGCCGCTGCCTGCAGACGATCCTGCAGCATCAGCTTCGCGTCGAAGGTGACCGCACCGTCACGCGCACCATCGCAGAGCTAATTGAGTTGGCGCTGCACCGCGGCAGTGATCCGCATGTCACGCCCACCGAGGCGCAGAACGTGCTCGGACGCCATGGCATCAAGGCTGAGGATGGCTGCGTGATCGTCAGCAACACGGCTAACGCCGTCGCTCACATGCTCGCGGATACGGCATGGGGCAACTGCTGGCCGATCGTGCTGGCGCGCCTGCCAGGTGCGGTGAAGACCGGTGCTGTTTGGTTCAAAGGTGGCGGCGGAACCAGTCGTGCCGTGCAAATGAGCATCGAGCTGTTAGGTCTGTTAGGCGCTGGTTAGGCCCAAAACCCAGTCCACCACTCATTCCTAACGAACCTAACGGTCCTAACGGATTTTCGGAAGACCCCCTTATAGAGAGGAGTAGTGCCCCCTATCCAGTAGGTAAGGTCTTCTCTCACACCTATCTATACCTTTTTCTGTTAGGTCTGTTAGGTAAGGGAGAGAACCCAGTGGTGGCAAGGGGTTTCGACCTAACAGAGCCCGTTAGGAATGCGTTAGGTCTGTTAGGTCTGTTGCAGGATGGATCACGGCGGACTAGGGTTGCACTGGCCACAAGGCTGACCCATGGACACCATTGACATTCCCGCCAAGCAATCGCCGGTGATCAACCGGTTGCACGACACCCTGGTTCTGGCACGCGCCTATGCCGATGCCATACGCGACAACGCGCAGGATGATGCCCGCCCCATTCCGTTGGAGCTGGTGGCATCATTCCAAGCCGACTGCGACGGCATCATCAAAGCCCTATCCGAAGCTGCTGCTCAATGAAGATCACCTGCACCCAATCCGACCTCAGCCGCGCGCTACGTGCTGTGGCGCGTGCTGTCGGCAATGGCAAGACCCATCCGATACTCTCTGGCGTACTGCTCCGCGCTGATGGCGGGAAGCTGGAGCTGACCGCCTACGACCTGAGCATCGGCATTCAGACCAGCATCGATGCCATGGTTGACACTGCTGGCGCCACCGTCGTGCCGCATCGCCTGCTATCCGACATCACAGGCCGACTGGATGGCGCCAGCGTGGTCTCGTTGACCCTTGACGGTGATCGCGTGGCACTGGCCACCGTAGGCGGCTCCTACAGCCTCTCAGCGGCCTCTGCGGATGATTTCCCCGGACTGCCAGCAGTGGGGGCTGCTGATGGCGCTGTGATCGACCTGGCGGCGCCATTGACCGCGGTGTTGGTTGCCGCCAGCACTGATGAAGCGAAGCAGGTGCTCACGGGCATTCACTTGGTATCCGACGGCAGCGAGCTGCGCATGGAAGCCACCGACGGCCACCGGCTTGCGACGCGCACCATTCCGTCCAATGCGCCTGTGATGGATGTGGTCATCCCATCCCGCGCCATGACGCAGGTGCGGAACCCTGCATCCTTCGCCGTGGATGGCGGCCACGTCGCAATCCAGCTGGACACTGCCACGCGCATGATCACGCGCACGCTCGATGGGACCTACCCATCAGTGCAGCAGCTGATCCCTGCCACCTTCAAGACCCTGGCCACCTGCAACCGTGAAGCGCTGCTCGCGGCATTGGAGCGGATTGCGTGCGTCTCACCCAATGACATCGTGCGACTGACTGTCAAGGCTGGTGCCATTGAAGTGACCGCCGAATCTGAAACCAGCAGCGGCGCTGAATCGGTCGCCTGTGATGGCAAGCTGCCGCAGCTAGCCGTCAACGTCCATTACCTTATGGATGGACTGAAGGGATACACTGACACTATGATTACCATTCAGGCCAACACATCTACCTCGCCTGTCGTCATCGGCCAGACTTATCTGGTGATGCCAGTCCAAATCCGGGAATAATGCGTGGCAAAGAAGAGCACCAACGTCGAGATTGATGAGCGGGTTAATACCGTTTACGATCTCCTGTTGCGTGCTCACAGCAGGACACAGATCCTGCGATACGCGGCGGATACGTGGGGTTGCGGCGAGCGCACCGCAGAGACTTACATGTCTCGCGCTCGCCAACTCATGGCGCTGGATGCAGAGCTGGAGCGGCCGCAGTGGCTTGCTGCTGCTGTCGCTCGATTGCAGGACTACGAACGCGAAGCACGCGCTAAAGGGAATCTCAGCATCGCAATCAAAGCGCTAGAAGACCAAGCTAAGCTGCTGCGGTTTGAGATGTCATGAGCCTGCTTGCGGGCATCTGCGACGACGCGCCGCTGCTGTCATTCATGCAGCAGCAGACGCCCGAGGACACCGCTGACCTGCTGACCCGCATCCGCAACGACCTGCACCCTGGGCAGCTTGCGTTTGTAGATGACACCGCAACGCAGATCCTTGGCATCAGCGCTGGCTATGGAGCTGGCAAGACCAGGGCGCTATGCGCTAAGGCCGTAATGCTGGCGGCAGTCAATCAGGGCTTCATTGGTTGCGTTATGGAGCCGACAGGCCCGCTGATTCGGGACATCTGGCAGACGGATTTTGAGGCGTTCCTTGAGTCATACGACATCCCGTACACCTTCCGTGCATCACCACTGCCGGAGTACATGTTGCACCTGCCAGGCGGTGATACCAAGATCCTTTGCCGCAGCTTTGAAAACTGGTCGCGCATCATCGGCCTGAACCTCGCCTGGGTGCTGGCGGACGAGATCGACACGGTAACGCCAAGCATTGCCAATAAGGCATTCCCGAAGATCCTTGGACGCTTGCGATCAGGCAATGTGCGGCAGTTCGGCGCGGCATCGACGCCAGAAGGGTTCCGGTGGATGTGGAACACATTCGGCAGCGATGATGCCAAGCAGCGGCCAGACCGGCAGCTAATCAAAATGCGCACGGCAGACAATCCACACCTGCCGCCAGACTTCATTGAACGGCTGCAGGCGAACTACGACCCGAGCCTGCTGCGAGCGTACCTAGATGGCGAGTTCGTCAACCTGACAACTGGGCAGGTGTATGACCGCTTTGACCGGGCAAAGCATGTGTCCGTACACTGTCCGGACATCACCCGCGAGCCAATCCGCGTTGGCATTGACTTCAACGTGGGCAATATGTCTGCCGTGATCGCCGTGCGGCTCAGCAATGGCCTGCTGGTGGTTGACGAGATCGCCGGTGCGCATGACACCGACGCTCTGGCCCAGGAAATCCGCAGGCGGCACCCGCAGCAGCAGATCTACATCTACCCAGACGCCAGCGGCGGCAGCCGCAGCACCAACGCCAGCCAGACCGACATCCAGATCCTGGAGTCCTACGGCATGTCGAATCAGTCACCACGCAGCAACCCGCCAGTGCGTGATCGCGTATCAGCTGTGCAGGCGCTGCTGGAGAACGGCAAAGGGCAGGTGCGGCTGCAGGTGGCGCAGGGTTGCCGCCGCGTGATCGAATGCCTAGAGCTGCAGTGCTACAGCGACAAGGGCGAACCTGACAAGGATGCAGGGTTCGATCACATGAACGACGCGCTCGGCTACCTGGTGTGGCGTGAGTTCAACCCGTTGCATGCTGGCGCTGGCCGCGGCACTGGCATCAGGCTCTACTAGACAGCCCATCAATGACTGAAGCCGTAAACTGATGGCATTCTCAGCGGTTAGCGCTCGTGTATAGCGGTTACAACTTCTATGACCGGCCGCTAGCGCAGCGCACCGTAGCAAAGGTCAACGACCCGAATACGAATTGGTATGCGCAAGAGCCGCACTGGCTGCTGATTGAGGATCTGCTACAGGGCACCTATGGGATGCGTAAAAAGCATCGCCGATACCTGCCGCAGGAGCCACGCGAACTGGATGAGTCCTACGACAACCGCCTATCCCGTAGCGTCTGCCCACCGTATTACATCCGCCTTGAGCGCATGCTGGCGGGCATGCTTACCCGCAAGCCCGTCCGGTTGGATGACACCGCTGACATCATCCGCGAGCAGCTATTTGACGTAGACCTGCAAGGTAATGACCTCAATGTCTGGACCTATGAAGCGGCCCGCAAGATGGTCCGCTATGGCCACATTGGTACGTTGGTAGATGCCCCGTCTGATGGCGGTAGACCCTACTGGGTAACATACACGCCCCGGCAGATCCTTGGCTGGCGCACCGAGACACAAGAAGGCCGGCAGGTGCTGACCCAGCTGCGGCTGGCGGAAGTGGTCACGGTGCCAGATGGTGAGTTTGGCGAGAAGGCCGTCGAGCAGGTACGCGTACTGACGCCTGGCGAGTACCGCATCCATCGCAAGGCCGACAGCGGTGAGTTCACAGTCGTTGACGAAGGCCGCACCAGCCTCAATCGGATCCCGTTCACCATTGCTTATGCGCAGCGCCATGACTTCATGGAATCCCGCCCGCCGCTGGAAGACATTGCAGAGCTGAACCTCAAGACCTATCAGGTGCAGTCGGACCTTGACAACCAACTACACATCTCAGCCGTACCGATGCTGGCGTTCTACGGGTTCCCGTCAGCAGCTGAAGAGGTATCAGCTGGACCCGGCGAAGCGATCGCATTTCCAGCCGAAGGCCGCGCCGAGTACATCGAGCCAGCCGGTCGCAGCTTTGACGCGCAATTCCGCAGGCTTGAGCAGCTTGCGCTACAGATCAATGAGCTAGGATTGTCCGCAGTGCTAGGTCAAAAGCTGAGCGCCGAAACGGCTGAGGCAAAGCGCATTGATCGCAGCCAGGGCGATAGCACCATGATGGTGATTGCGCAGAATATGCAGGACATGATCGATAACTGCCTGCAGTTTCACGCGCAATACCTCGGCAATGCAACTGCTGCCGGTAGCAGCTATGTCAACCGCGACTTCCTTGGCGCACGCCTTGAGCCGCAGGACATCACTGCGCTGCTGTCGCTCTACACCGCTGGCACCATCAGCCAGGAAACCCTGCTGCGTGAGCTAGCTGAAGGCGACGTGCTAGGCGATAACTTCGACGTAGATGAAGAGCTGGAGGCTACATCCAATGCGGGGCTTGACCTACCGTCTGCTGGACAGGCTGACAGACTGGCTAGTAGACCTGATGATATGGATGGAGCCGAAGAAGCCGAGGAAACAGGAGCTGGACTATACGATCTGCAGTCTGCCCAGTGACGTGCTAGCTGTCATCCGGCTGACATGGTACAAAAACGGCAAAGCCGATGAAGTAGATGAGCTGCGCATCATGGAAGACGGTCAGAATGGTTACGACGCCTTCGCCGCAGCTGTGCAGGGCGCGTTGCTTCGTGGCGCCAATGTAAGCATCAGGTCGCAGTACACACCCGAGCAACTTGGTGTGATCTCATGAGCACACCCGAATTGCTATATCGCAACGCTATTGACCTGAACAGGTATAGCAATAGCGTTGCGCGGCGCATCATCAATGCCTACAACGACATCATCATTGATGCGGTTAATCAACTGCGGACCATTGACGAGCTTGCTGCACCTGTGAAGGCAGCCAGGCTGCGGGCCATCCTTGCGCAGTTAAAGGACAGCCTCGGCACCTGGGCGGGCGATGCAACGGAGATCACAGCGGCTGAGCTGCAGGGCATCGCGCAGCTGCAATCCGAGTTCGTGACCGATCAGCTTCGCAAAGCGCTACCGGCTGGCGCACGGGATGCGGTCAACACCGTGGAGATCAGCCCGCAGTTTGCGCAGTCGGTTGTTACCACCGACCCGACGCAGCTGAACGTAGTAGCGCTGAGTGATGACCTATTCGCCGCAGTGCAAGGCGCCCCGGCCACGTTCAATCTGACCGCTGCGCAGGGTGCCACGATCACCTTGCCGAATGGCGAGGTAGTTACCAAGGCTTTCAGAGGCATCGCCGTCGATCAGGCCGAGCGATTCTCACAAGTAGTGCGGCAGGGGTTGCTGACTGGCGAGCCCACGCCTGCCATTGCTAAGCGGCTGATCGGCAGCCTGCAATTTGGCGAGGAAGCCAAGACAGTGAAGCAGTTGATCGCTGCAGGTGGGCAGGCAACAGCAATAGCCGACAACCAAGTCATCGCCCTGATACGCACCAGCATTAACCAAGTAGCCAACACCGCCAGCCAGCAGGTCTACGAGGCCAACCAAGACATCACTCCGCGCTACAGGTACGTTGCCACGCTCGACACTCGCACTAGCGCGATCTGCCGAGCGCTTGACGGCAAGGAGTTTGAGTACGGCAAAGGTCCGATGCCGCCGCAGCACTTCAACTGCCGCTCGACGACCGTACCAATCATCGACCCTGACATCCTGCCGCCATCCACCACTGCAACCCGCGCCAGCAAGGATGGCCAGGTGCCGATCAACCAGAGCTACGGCGAGTGGCTATCTAAGCAGCCACGCAGCGTACAGGCTGATGCGCTTGGCCCCGGCAAGGTTGCATACTTCAATCGACTTGCCAAGAAATACGGCCCACGCGACGCCATCGCCAAGCTGGTACGCGATGACGGGTCAGAGTTAACCTTAGAGCAGCTCCGCAAACGATATGGACCTGCCTAATCTGCGGCACTTTCGCAACGAGGGACTGTTTACGGTCAGCTCAGATCCTGTTGAAGCATTGGCCGGTGAGGCATGGGTGCCAGCGATCTACACCGACAAAGGATGGGCAACAGCAGATGGCGCTAGCCTGCTGGTAGGCATTGAGGAATGGCGGCATGGCAAAGAAGCCGACCAAGGCGGACAAGAAAGTCGCCAAGGTGATGGGCGAGTTCAAGCAGGGGGCACTGCAAAGCGGCAAGCCAGGCCCCGGCAAGGGACCAAAGGTCAAAAACCGCAAGCAGGCAATAGCCATTGCTCTATCTGAAGCCGGTAAAGCCCGCAAACTCAAAGGTAAGAAGTGATGCCTAAGTACACCGGACCAGCCAAGCCTCAAAAGCCCATGCCAAAGAAAGGGGGCAAGAAGAAATGAAACGCGGCGACCGGTCGTGATTACCTATCGAGGCGAGCAGTTTGAGGGTTACAACAAACCCAAGCGGACGCCAGGCCATCCGACCAAATCACATGCGGTACTGGCCAAGGAGGGCGAGACCATCAAGCTGATCCGGTTTGGTCAGCAAGGCGTCAGTGGCAGCCCGCCACGCAAAAACGAGTCAGCAGCAGACAAAGCCAGGCGGGCATCATTTAAAGCAAGGCACGCTAGTAACATTGCTCGCGGCAAGATGTCTCCGGCATATTGGGCGGACAAAGTAAAGTGGTAGCCGCTTCTTGACGGTGAATCCAATCCTTTAGCTCAGCAACGTACCACCGGAGATCTTGTGCTTTAGCTGCATGCCAGCCGTTACCGCCGCTGCGGTACAGATGCTCATGACGATCTACTGCATCGAGGCACTGCTTAATCAGCAGATTCCATGGCTCACGGATTGGGGTGTCCCATTCACGCTTTGACACGATCGCTACGCGCCATTACGATGCCAGCGTAATTAAGCCTGCGGCTTATCCATGTCTGATGAAACACAAACCCCAGAGCCTGCGGCTGTTGGTGGCGACAACAACGACGCACTGCAACGCAGTGTCGAGGCGCTTGAGCGCAAGAATAAAGAGTTGATTGCTGAGCTACGCGCTGCCAAGAAAGCGCCAGCGCTGCCAGATGGTGTTGATGTCAATGAGCTATTGGAGTTCAAGCGCAATCACGAGCAACAGCAGCTTGAATCACAAGGCAAATACCAAGAAGCGCGACAGGCTCTGGAGCAGCAGTTCCGTGAGGCGACGACGCAAAAGGACCAACGCATTGCAACCCTTGAAGCACGAGTCCGCGAACTGGAGCTCGTCACACCAGCAGTAACGGCGCTGGCTGACATCGTGCACGACCCCGACATGGTGCTAAAGACCAAGTTGAGCGCCGATCAGATCGAGCGTGATGCTGATGGCACCGTAGTGGTAGTCGACGGCTATCAGCGCACGCCCGTCAGCGAATGGGCTAAGACCCTGCCAGCATGGATGCAGAAGCAACCCAAGCCACAAGGCAGCGGCGCACCATCAGCTGGCGCCAGCACTGGCGGCATTCCGGCAGGCATGGCTAACCCATTCAGCCGTGATTCATTCAACCTAACTGAGCAGGCGCGACTGTTTCGTACAGATCGCGACCTGTATGAGCGGATGAAAGCTGCAGCTAACCGTTAGTATTTGAGTGTCTGCTCGTGATGGCTGCGCCACACAGAGCCTGGGGCTGCGCCCACACCGTAAACCATTTCCCCGAGATGAATCATGGCGACTCTTCGCTCTGACATCATCATCCCAGAGGTTTTTACGCCTTACGTCATCGAGCAAACCACGCAGCGTGATGCCTTCCTGGCTAGCGGTGTGGTGCAGCCCTTGGCGGAGCTGAATGCAACTGAGGGTGGTGATTTTATCAACGTCCCCTTCTGGAAAGCCAACCTGTCCGGCGACTTTGAAGTGCTGACCGATAGCACTTCGCTGAGCCCCGGCAAGATCACTGCTGACAAGCAAGTTGGCGTCATCCTGCATCGTGGCCGCGCCTTTGAGGCTCGTGACCTGGCAGCCTTGGCTGCTGGTGCCGATCCCATGGCCGCCATCGGCGCCAAGATCGCTGATTACGTTGCCAACCAACGTCAGAAAGATCTGCTGTCCTGCCTTGCTGGTGTCTTCGGCACCCTCGGTAGCAACAGCTCGTCTGCTGCCTTCTTTGGTCTGAGCATCGACGGCGAGTCTGGTGACACTCCCACCACGCTGAGCCCCCGTCACGTTGCCGAAGCCCGCAGCCTGCTGGGCGACCAAGGCGACAAGTTGGCCGCTGTTGCCATGCACTCCAAGGTCTACTACGACCTGGTTGAGCGCAAGGCGATCGACTATGTGACCGAGACAGACGCACGTCTGACCTCTAGCGTTACTGACTTCGTTGGCGGCAGCATGGCTGGCGCTTATGGGGCTGTGAGCGTGCCGACCTACATGGGTCTGCGCGTGATCGTGTCTGACGACGTGCAGACCGAAGGCAGCGGCAGCTCGACCGAGTACGCCACTTACTTCTTCACCCAGGGTGCTGTTGCCTCCGGCGAACAGCTCGCAATGCAGACCGAAACCGACCGTGACATCCTCGCCAAGAGCGATGCCATGTCGATCGACCTGCACTACTGCTACCACCCTGTTGGTGCCAAGTGGGGCGTCACTACCGCCAACCCGACCCGCGCTCAACTGTCAACGGTTGGCAACTGGTCAAGGGTGTACGAACTCAAGAACCTTGGGATCGTGCGTGCTACCAACACCTCCAACTTCGATTGAGGTAACTAACCATGGCACAACCTTCCCAGTTTGAACTGTCCACCGAGCAGTATCTCGAAGCCACTTTTTACGGGGCATCCTCGATTGCCGACGTGCAATTCTGGACTGCTCCCGTTAAGTGTGAAGTGGTGGCAGTGCGTGAAGTTCACGCCACTGCTGGTAGCGATGCCGGTACTGTTACTGGCACGATCCGCAGGTGCCAAGGCACCGAAGCGGCCACTGCTGGTGATGACCTGCTGAGCGCCACCATCAACTTCAAAGGCACTGCTCTCACCGAGCAGACTCCTGCCTTGACTGCCACCACTGCTGACCTCACCCTTGAGGTTGGCAACCGGCTGTCGCTGGACGTGACCGGTACCACCACCGCCTTGGCTGGTGTGATCCTGACCGTGCTGCTCAAGCGCGTCTGATGGGGCTGTTCGCTTTCCGGCGACTGCGTGACCGCGAGGCTGCCTCTACGGAGGTGGCCTCTCTTTCTATGCCAGAGCCCACTCCTACACTGGATCTAACGGAGCCTGACGATGGCAATCACAATCGTGGCCACGCCAGGCGCGGCCGACGCAAACAGCTACCTGACGCTGGCAGCAGCGCAGGCGATCATTGACGGATTCGTGCAGGATGCTGATGTCACGGCATGGGCATCGGCTACCACTGACCAGAAGAACCGGGCACTCTTTACCGCGACGCAACGGCTAGACCGCGAGCGGTTCCTTGGCGCGCGTGCGACCGATACGCAGGCGCTGCAGTGGCCGCGTACCGGCGTGCGCAAGCCTGATACCTACATCAATACCTACGCTGTAGGGTTCCCATTCCGCATCACGACGGACTACTTTACAGATACTGAGATCCCGGCGCAGATTCAGTACGCGCAGGTGGTACTGGCAACGTATCTGCACAACAACCCAGATGGGATTGGCTTGAGCGGACTGGAAGACTATAAGAATGTCAAGATCGGCAGCCTAGATGTGACGCCTAACCTTGGCTATGGCGCCGTTGGCGCTGACAAGGTGCCGCCGATCATGGAGCGATACCTGACAGGACTTAGAATCAGTGGACCAGGCAACGTTTCAATCCGCCGAAGCTGATCATGGACGACTACAACATTGGCTTTGAGTACATCAGCGACACGGCAGCCCATGCCGGAAGGTTTTACAGGCTCTATGCCGTTGCTGATGCCGTGATCAGCACTGCCACGGTCCAGAACGCAACTGGCAATGCGTTTACATCGGTTCCGCTAATGGCTGGCGATTTCATCGACGGCGTGTTCACTAGCATCACCCTGGCGAGCGGCAAAATCGTCGCCTACAGGATCTAGCCATGAGCGAGCCTAACTTCTTTGGCATTGATTATTCAATCGGTGCAACCTTTGTCGGTGACACCACGACACGAACAGGCCGCTGGGGCGCGATTCACTTCACAACCAACACTCAGATTGATGCGATCGTAGCTCAGAACTACGACGGCAACACGTTATCCGGCCAGTCGTTTAGCGCTGCGACCACGCTATACGGTGTGTTTACCAGCATCAAGCTGCAGAACGGCCACTGCGTCGCCTACAAGCTCTGATGGCACTTGCTAGCCCGCTACGCAAGGTTGCCAGCAAGTTGATGGCAAAGTTCGGCGGTGTGGCAACGATCCGCCGCGTAACCCTTGGCGCGTACAACACAACTACCGGCACTGCCGCTGAGACAACGACGGACACCACGTTGCGTGGTGTACTGGAGGACGTAGCGCTGCGTGAAGTAAATGACCTGATCGAAGCTGGCGATAAGCGGTTAATTATTGCCGCAGCAGACACGGCAGCAGTGCCGACAACCGCTGATCGCGTCATCATCAGCAATCGCAGCCTGCAGATAATCGAGGTACGCACCATCGAACAGGACAATACTCCGATCACCTATGAGCTGATCCTGAGGGACTAATGGCACGCCGGATCCAAGCCCGAGACATCGGCAGGTACTGCGAGGATCAGATGGAAAAGCTGCTGCGTGCAGCGGTGCTAGAAACTGACAGCCTGCTTAAGCAAGCCAGCCCGGTTGATACCGGCAGATTCCGCGCCAGCTGGCAGGTAGGCGAGAACGCAGCGCCTGGAGGCATTGCGCCATCCGGCAGCTATCCAGGTGTAACTGCCATTAAGCGCCTTGGCTACCAGAAAGAGAAAGTCGGCAATATCTATTCAGTCCACAACAACCTGCCGTATGCCGAGCCGCTAGCGAGTGGCAGCAGCAGGCAGGCGGATCCCGGTTGGGTGCAAGGTATCGCTAAGGATGTACAAACTAGAGTGCAGGCAGCCGCAGCACGCATCGGCAAGGGGTCATGACAAGCACTTACGACGACATCCGCGCTGCCATCGAAGGACGCATTGCTACGCAGATGGCTGTCGCACCGATATACCCGGTCAGCTATCAGAACGTACCATTCACGCCGCCGAACAACACACCATGGCTGCAGGCGTTCATACGGTTTGGCGATAACGCCTATGCCACGCTGCTGGCGCCGTCTACTGGCTTCAACCGGCAAAATGGCGTGCTGACGGTCAATGTGTTCACGCCGCTAGGCGCTGGCACTGCTGCGAACTTCACCATTGCCGAGCGCATCAAGGATCTATTTGACCGGCAAGTGGTCAGCGATATTCACTTCGACGCAGCATCAGGACCGGCGCAGATCACACCACCAGCGCCTGCAGCGTACTACCAAACGCAACTTACGATCACGTTTGAGGCGTATGTAGACTGACGGCAGTTCTTCCGCTGACTGATGTCTGCCACCGTTCTGTCCGGCACAGCCGGGGCGCTCTATTACAAGCCAGCTGGCACTATTGCCACGTTTGCCGAGTCTGGCGTTAATGCCACCACTGACGTAATCACTGTCATGCCGTTCCTTGGCTTCAAGGTTGGCGACCCGGTGCAGTTCAGCGTGATCAACGTCAACACTGGCGCTGCGGGCTCTGGCACCCTGCCTGGCGGGATCTCTGCTGCTACTACCTACTACGTCATCAGCTATACCGCCAGCACTGGTGCCATGCAGGTGTCTGCCACGCTTGGCGGCTCTACCGTAGCGATCACCGATGATGGCACGGCTGTAACGCCAAACATCTTTCAGGTGGCATACGACAGCTTCGTGGCGGTAGCCGAGGTGCGCGAGTGGTCGTTTGAAGTGACCCGCGAAGAGATCGACGTTACCACCATCGGCCAGGCAGCTGGTCAGACCGTGCCATTCCGCCGGTATATCAGCGGTTTTGCCGATGGTTCAGGCTCGGCCACCATCTACACTACCAGCGAAGACACCAGCATCGCCAGCCGCTTGGTTGCTGATGTGCTCCAACGGGAGCAGGAGGGCGCCACGATGAAGCTGTACATCGATCGCGTGGTGAGCGGCGGTAGCGTCAGCGATACGCTCAGCCGTTCGATCACGGTGCCCGTCATCCTGACGGCTGCCAACTTCACGGTCAACCCTGACGACGGCCAGTCAATCGAGGTGTCGTTCCGCCCGAGCAACGCACCTACGTTTGATCTGGTCAAGAGCTGATCACGCAGACACAGAAGCCCTGGTCTTGTACCGGGGCTTTTCCATGCCTACAATCCAATCGTATAGCGTAATCACATGGCTCGCGCACTTGATCGGCTCAAGAAAGCTGCTCACCTGGTTCCCATCAAGAAAGTCGTCACGCTGAGTGATGGCGGTGAGTTTGAGTTTTACTGCACTCCCCTTACGATGGCCGAGAGGGAGAAGGCGCAGAAGGACGCTGGAAGCGACGAGGCGATTGCCTTTGCACTGCAGCTGCTGATTCAGAAGGCAAAAGACGATGCCGGTCAGCCGCTGTTCAGACCCGGTGAGATCGCTGAACTGAAAAATGAGGTGCGTGATGAAGACTTGCAGATCATGATGCTGGCTGTCATCACAGACAAGAACGATGTAACCGAGGCAGAAGCGGGAAAGTAGCCGCTGAGTTAAAGCGTGACTTGTATCTAAGGCTCATGCTTCGCCTGGCTCGTGAGCTGGGCTATACACTCAGCGAACTAAGCCAGCGCATTACAAAGGAAGAGCTGCAAATCTGGGCAGCCCTATTTGAGATCGAAACGCAAGAGCAAGAGGAAGCGGCTAGGAAGAATCGCCGCAGGTAGACTGGCCTCATGCGAGGTTGTCGGCCATGTCTGTAGTTGCCAATATCGCCATCAATGTCGATGGCAAGCAAGCCAAGACGATCCTTGACGAGATCAAGCGCAAAGTAGAAGCCATGAATGGCACTTTCGGCGATGTGCCGGGTGCCACGCAGAAGGTGGGCGGCCTTACCAGCGCTATCGCAGGCATGATCCCGCAGCTTGCCATTGCAGCTACAACAATGGAGGTACTGCGCCAGAGCGTATCAACAGCGTTTGAACGCGGCGGCGCTGAGCAGAGATTGCGCAACCTTACATCATCAACTGGCGAGTTCAATGCTGCGATTGCATCTGCAGCTGGAGCATCAACCAAGTTCGGCATTTCGCAGACAGAGGCCACGGTGGCATTGGCCGACGTCTATGGCCGATTGAAAGGTGTTGGCTTTGGCCTCAAAGAGACTACCCAGATCTACGAAGGATTTAATGTAGCCGCCAAGCAGTCTGGGATCAGTGGCGCTGATGCTGCCGGTGTCTTCTTCCAGCTCAGCCAAGCACTAGGCAAAGGCAAGCTCAATGGTGATGAGTTTGTCAGTGTTTCTGAGCGCATGCCTCAGTTGCTTGATCTGATCGCTCAATCAACAGGCCGATCGCGTGGCGAGTTGCAGCAGATGGCCCAGGAAGGCAAGATCACGAGTGACGTACTTTATAGGGCATTAGCAACTGCAGCGCAGGGTTCGGGTGACTTGAATGCAAAGTTGACGGATCAGCAGCGCACCATGGGCAAGCTGGCCCAGGTTACAGATCAGCTAAAAGCTCAGATAGGCAATGCGTTTGCGCCGGTTGTTGTGGCTGGTGCGCAAGGCTTGGCTGTCATCGGTGAGAAGCTATCTGAATGGTGGGGATATCTTGGAGCGCAAGTGTTTCCCAGGCTGCTTAAGGCGCTTAAGCCAGCCATTGATGAGTTCAGAAAGCTATGGACAGCGATCCCATGGAGCACTATTCTCGGATACCTTCAAGGATCAATCATCTTGGCGCTGAATAGGATCATCGGCGTAGTCAGGGTGATGGCGCCTATTACTGCGTTCATTGTCCGCAAATTCCTTGAGCTTTCAAACAATCCGGTCTTTAAGTTCTTTGCTGAGCAGGCGGCAAAGCTAGCCGAAAGGATGGGCATTACCAACAATGCAGTAGCAACATTCACTACCAAGCAGGCTCAGGCACGCAATCAAGTCGCGCAAACTGTTAATGCCTATAGCTCGATGCCGCCCAAGATCGAGGAAGCAGCCGAAAAGAATAAAGGACTGATTGCGGCTACCAATAGCGTGCTGAATAATCTGCGTGCTCAGCAGATCTCGCTTGATGCGCACGTTGCATCTCTTGAAAGAGGTGCCAGTGTTACATCGGCAAGATTTACGGCAGAAAAGGCCATTAATGATCTCAGAGGAGTTCAACTAGAGCGTGAGTACCAGTTTGCCAAAACTGCGCAGCAACGATTCAATATTGCAGTTGCGATATTTAATCAACAAGCGCAAGCTGCGGTTATCGAGTACCGCCAGGCACTAGACAATATTCGCCTGGAGAAGATCAAAGGCGAGTTGCAGCTTCAGTCTGCCAGGATCAAATACGACCAAATCCGCGCAGAAGGATTGCTTCAGATCCTGCTAGCAAAGAACGTCGAGGAAGAGACCGCCAAACGCCAGAAGCTAGGGCAAGCACTGCAAGCGCAAAATGCGGTCATAGACTCTACTGCCGATCAAGTTGCGGCGAATAAAGAGCTAGTCAGGTATCAGGCAATCACAGCAGAGGCGCAATACAATGCGAAGATCCTTACCGCTCAAACCGCGTTAGAGCAGAAGCTAGTCAGCGATCAGATTGGCTTAACGCAAGCCTCAGCGCTAGGGGTGTCTCAGAGCCTAGCAAACGCCTATTCGTCATCGCAGTTTATGGCTCAGGCTACAAGTAGTATTGCCATCAATAGCGATAAATCTGCAGGCAATTTCATCAGGATAGCTACCAACGCTGAAGAGGCTGCCGCCAAAATCAGGGAAGCAGCTGATGCTCAACAACGACTAAACAATTTAAGAGCACAAGCTACAACATCGACAGTCCGAGGAAAGGCCCCGGTCAAGCGCTTTGCTCAAGGTGGCTTCGTAAGCCGCCCGACACTTGGCCTTATCGGTGAAGCTGGCGAATCCGAGTACATCGTGCCCGAATCCAAGGCAGCAGGATTTGTATCAAATTACCTGTCTGGAGTGCGCGGAGCTTCCGCAGTTGCAGCAACGCCTACCGGATCGGCGGGTGGCAGCACTACGATCAACGTAACCACCGGCCCGGTAATGGAGTTCGACGGCCAGCGCTACGTCACAGTGACCGACATGGAACGCGCTATGCGACTGACCGCTGAAGGCGTAATCGGCCGTCTGCGTACACCATCAGCACGCATCGCGCTGGGCATGGCCCGATGAGAGCGCAAAGCCAATACCTCCGCATCTACGACGCCGCTGGTGTTACCTACCAGCGGTGGCAGAGTTACTACGCCAACACCAGCGTCACATGGTCGAGCGCCAGCTGGAACTACGTGCCGTTCATCGCTGATGGCATCACCGCTGGCAGCAGTGGCACTGAAGAATCGGTCTCTGTTACCGCTGCAGCGACCGGCCTGGTGTTGGATGCGTTCCTCGCTGCCATCAGCGATGGCCGCCTGGTGGATCTCAGCATCTACCAGTTCGATTCCACCCTGGGCAACAACACACCGCAAGCTGGGCAAGAGCTGGTGGCTGCGTACACCGGCCAAGTGGTTGGCGGTAATGGCGGATTGACTAGCCTGACCATACAACTCGGCTCGGCGTTGTCTCCCGTTGGAGCGCAAGTGCCGCCGCGCCGGTTGACATTGGCGATCATGGGGCAGGGCATTAGGCAGTGAGCTTCCTTTCCTCTAGCGATCCACTGGCACTGCTGGCCATCCAGGCCGGTCAGATCAACGCACCAGCTGATGCAACCGCCGCGCAAGGCACCACAGAGCTAGATAGCCCGCAGCGATTCGCGCAGATTGGCGAGCCGGTGCCGATCGTGTTCGCCCGATTCCGCAACAGCAAAGGCGGCATCCTGATCAGCCCCGGCGCCACCGAAGCACGCTTCGAGAATGACGCCAGCAACAACGTCACCGCGTACTACATGCTGGTGCTGAGCGAGGGCCAGCTCGACAGCATCCCGGTCAAAGACGTGTTTCAGCGTGCCTGCCGCGTTGGCGCCCACACGCAGACCTACAACCGCAGGGCTGGCACCTGGACACCCGGCAACTTCCTGGTGCAGCGTGCCGGTAAGGATCTGCCCGAGGCACCATTCTTCTGCGGCACCGTTGGCAGCTACCCGGGCATCAGCACGCTCAGCTTCAACGTCACCATCCCGGACAGCTTTGATCAGTACAACCGCCAGGTGCATCTGTTCATCCGCGGTGGCATGGCCGTCACCCGGATCTACGACAGCGTGACCGGCCCCAGCGACAACTTCGCGGATCTGGTGAAGTGGCTGCTGGTCAATACCAGCAGGGTGCCAGCGGCGATGATCGACAACACTGCACTGCTGGCAGCAGCCACATTCCTTGAGGTGAACGGCTTCACCTGCAACCTTGAGATCCGCGAAAGCACCAACTACTCAGACCTGGCCGCCAGACTGGCGCCCTACTTCCTGCTGTCTGAAAGCAGCGCAGGCGGCAAGCGCGGACTGCGGCCACTGCTGCCGGTGACCGCTGGCGGCGCCATCAACACCACGGCGATCACGGCGGAGTACACCTTTGCTGAAGACACGGTGCTGCCCGGCACGCTGGAGATCAATTACCTGTCACTGGCGGACCGGCAGCCGTTCGTGGCACAGGTGATCTGGCGCCAGCAGCTGGAGAGCGACATTGGCATCATCCGCACCGCTGAGGTGCGTTATACCAGCACCGCCGAGACCGGGCCGTATGAGTCGCATGATCTCTCGACGTTCTGCACCAGCGAGGATCACGCCGTCAAGGTTGGCGCCTACATCCTGGCCAAGCGCATCTACACGACGCACACCATCAGGTTTGCAGCACGGCCGCAGGAGCACAACACGCTCATCAGCGCTGGCGACATCATCCGCGTGCAGCTGGCGCGTGACAACACCACCTACGCCAACTCGGTGCATGACTACCTCTACCAGGTGGAGCGGATTACCAAGACGCTGGCGGGTGATGTGAGCTATGAGGCCACGCACTTTCCGATCGACGACCAAGGCCGCAGCCTGATCGCGCTGGATGTGGCTGCTGCTGTCGGCACCGGCATCATCCTGCCAAGTGGCCGCACCGGCGTGAGCTGTGATGTGAACTCCAGCAGCGACAACACCATCCCGGCTGAGACATTCACGAACGCCGATGGCGAAGATCCGATCAACCTACCGTTCCCTGGTGCTGGATCTGCCCCAACTGGTGGCACCGGGAATGGTGATGACGGAATAGATGCAGGCATTCCTCTCGCAGCAATAGTAACATCACCAGCAGGCGAGATACCACGCGCTGGCGTCGGACTCATACCTCCGACTGCGGTCTGCGGCGGAGAAGGCTTTGCAAAACTTGAATGGTATCGAAATGGAGTACTGTCCACCACAATCGAAAACATAGATGGCGTTTATACCGTCACCTATGGTGCTGACCGTCCAACATTCCTCAGCAATGTTAACCTAGGTATTTTGCTGCTTCGCGTAGGCGATGGCCCTACGTGGACATCAAAAACCTATTGCAAAAACGGCACAGTCATAGGATCTTCGACCGCTGTGGCCGACGGCACTTATTTAAGAAACTACTCATTCAGAGCGCTTACACCGTTTGGCTGGGAAAATGGCTTATACAACAGCATCGGATTCCCGCCGTATTTAGTGTATGACGAAGGACTAGGGCTTGGGGAAGTTTATTGCTACAACTTGGCAAGCTTTGGAGGGTGGTTTGTTGCTAAATCAGGTCCAGGAATCGTGGCACTTGAAGCCATTCCACTAGGTTGACCGTGGCAGTATTTCCCTCCCTAACACCCGCCACCCGCGCCTTTACGCCAGGTGAGTACCCGCACACGCCGTTCACCACCTACAACGGCCTGCAGAATCGTGTACGCCATAGCAACGTGATGCTCAGCAGCTCCGTGCGGCTGAGCTTCATCGCCTTGGCGGAAGCTGACATGCTCAGCATCCTCAGTCACTACCAAGGCCAGTTCGGCAGCTTTGAGAGTTTCACGCTGCCGTCCAGCATCTGGAGCGGCGTCACCACCATCAGCGACTACCAGCTGACGGACTACCGCTGGCGATACACGGAGGCGCCAACCGTAGACGACGTTTACTGCGGGCGTTACAACGTCGAACTAACGCTGGAAACAGTTCCGCCTGAAGGCAGGTTTGTCGGCGGCACCGAACTACTCGTTCTGTACTCACTCGCCGGTGGAACTGCCGCCGCTGCCAATGGCCTGCAGCAAAGCATCACGCTGACGCTGGCCACTGAGGGCTTTGCTGTTCCTGGCTTGGATGAGTCAATCACTGCCAGCATCGGCGCCGCCAATGGCATTATTGCCAGCGTTGTATTCTCCCTGGATGCAGGCGTTCCCGCATTCGACGGTAATGCAGTCGGCCTCGACGAGAGCATCACACTATCTCTGGCAGGTGGCACAGCAACCGGAGGTAGCGGCGGAGGCCCCGCCACCGGCGAGGCAAGCTTCTGGAGCGACTGGGCCTATTACGACCCCGACATTTTCCTGTACACCGAAGAAGTAGCAATTGCTGGTGCAGCACCCGTGTACTGGAACAGGTGGCAATCCTGGACTGAAGATCCTCCACTGCTGTTTGAGGAATCCACCTAGCGCTACACTCGAAACATACTGATCAAGCGTCTGCGCCCTATCTGCTATGGCAGCTCCTAACATCAAGAGCGGCAGCTCGGTCACGACGGTCACCGGCAAGACGGTCGGTTACGCCGTCACAACCTCGATGGCTGCAGCGCTGAGCAACGGCGCCAGCAGTGGCAAGGTGCTGAAGATCAACAGCGTGTACTGCGCCAACGTGGATGGCACCGCAGCAGCGGACATCAGTCTGGAGCACTACAACGGCACCACTGGCTTCGCTATTGGCAAGACGATCAGCGTGCCAGCTGACGCCACTCAGGTACTGGTCACCCGCGAGGCGTACATCTACCTGGAAGAAGGCCACAGCCTCCGCGCACAGGCCAGCGCTGCCAGCGACCTGGAGCTGGTCATCAGCTACGAGGACATCAGCTGATGCTTGGCTTCAACGGCGG